CCCCCCGCGTCGCGTTAGTGTGACTCCGGCGTGTGATATATATACTAATCTCCACAAATAAATCTGGATTTTTTGGCGTACCGCTACACAGGAAACACCCCCCTTTGGAGTCCCAAATACCTCGTAAAAAATTTTTTATATAAATGAAACCGGGAGGGCAGATACTAACTTTGTAACCCTTTATAAGAAATCTGTCGTTTTTTCGATAGTAGCTACGTTTTTTTCGGTGGTAGTTACGTTTTTTTCTACAGGAAACACCCCCCTTTGGAGTCCCAAATGTCTTGTAAAAAAAATTTTTTTCTGGTATATAGTATTTTTCGGTTAATAACCTGCGAACATGACTATATTAGCTACAATAGACCAAGGGGTACCTGTATCTCCTGAAGCTAAACATTTAGATTTAGAAAAAAGAACAGCCGCTGCTGCAAATACCGCACTAGAATTAGAAAAACATGGGTTAGAACTCACCCCTAACACGGAAGATAAAGACATTGCTGCTAAACTAACAGTAGCTTATGCAGACAACCCCGAAAAAACCTCTAAAAAAGTAACGGCAAGGCGAGCCTCTACCCTTACTCCGGCCTCTTTGGTGTTAACAAACAAGATTTTGAATGAATTTGGGCGTTCTGTTGCCGAATCTGCGGTACAAATACGGCATTTAGTGACCAATAAGCTACTTTTAGAGACTGAAAGTTCTAATCCACAGTCCAGAATACGCGCTTTAGAGTTACTTGGTAAGATTTCGGACGTTGGTTTGTTCTCTGAAAAATCTGAAGTGACTATAACGCACCAATCCACGGATGATTTAAAGGCTAAGTTACGGCAAAAACTAGAAAAGTTGGTAAACCCAACTGAAGAAATAGAAGATGCTGTAATTATCGATGGGGAGCCTATAGATGTAGATGCAGAGCTGGGGTTTGAAGATGAAGAAGACGAAAGATCCTAAAGTAGGTACAGGAAAAAAGCCGAAAGGCAGCGGAAGGAGACTATATACCGATGAAAATCCTAAAGATACTGTCAGCATTGCCTATGCAACTCCGACAGACGCTAGAAAAACTGTGGCAAAGGTTAAAAAAGTCAACAAGCCCTTCGCCCGAAAAATCCAAATCCTCACCGTCCTCGAACAACGGGCCAAAGCAGCGGGCAAAAGCGAGCAAGCCCAGATCGCCAAGAAAGGCAAAGAAGCAATAAGGAAACAGCATGGCAAAAATAAGGTATGACAGGTTTTATTATGAACCTCTACCTAAATTTTTGACCATAGGTGACAGTGATATTGATGGTCTTGGCCTTTTTGCTACTGAGGACATAGATGAGGACGAGGATCTTGGCACCACACATATTAAGGCTCCGATGATATCTGGATTTATAAGAACACCGTTAGGGGGGTTTATAAATCACTCTGAAGAACCTAACTGTGTGTTGATACTTACACAAGATTGGGATGATTACAGAATATATAATTTATACACATTACAGAAAATACACATGGGCGAAGAGATAACCCTTAACTATGACAACTGATCTTTCTGAAGATGAGATACAACAGATGTTGGCTAACTTAGACAAGTTTTCTAAGGAAGAAGTCTTAGAAATAGAAAAAATGGTTGATGAACTGTCTGTGCGACGACAGAACAAGCTGGCGTATGATGACCTGATAGAGTTTTGTAAAAGAATGCAGCCAGATTACATGGTTGGTAAACATCACCGCATACTTGCTAATATGTTAATGGATATAGAACGTGGGGATAAAGATCGCATATGCGTCAATATACCTCCACGCCACGGTAAGTCTCAGTTAGTGTCTATCTTCTTTCCGGCATGGTTTTTAGGTAGGAATCCTAATAAGAAAGTTATGATGGTGTCGCATACTACTGATTTAGCTGTAGATTTTGGTAGAAAGGTGCGTAACTTAATATCCACAGAGGAGTATAAAGAGATATATCCTACGGTTGCCCTTGCCATAGATTCTAAGTCGGCAGGTAGATGGAATACTAATGTGGGTGGTGAGTATTATGCCTGCGGTATTGGATCGTCTATCGCAGGTCGAGGTGCAGATTTATTGTTGGTTGATGACCCCCATTCAGAGCAAGATGTGATTAATGGTAATTTTTCTGTGTTTGAGAAAGCCTATGAGTGGTATACCTTTGGTGCTCGTACTCGTCTTATGCCTCGCGGTAAGGTTGCAATCATACAGACGCGCTGGCATATGGATGACCTAACGGGTCGTGTTATCAAGGATATGCAGAATGAAAAAGCAGATCAATTTGAGATTGTTGAGTTTCCTGCCATATTGGAGGTAGAGGACAAGAATACGACAGAGATAGTGCAAAAACCTTTATGGCCTCAGTTCTTTAATTTAGAGGCCTTGTTACGTACTAAGGCTTCAATGCCTACATTCCAGTGGAATGCACAGTACCAACAAGAACCCACTGCTGAAGAAGCATCGCTAGTAAAACGAGAGTGGTGGAATTTATGGATGCCCGAAGACCCTCCCATATGTGAGTATATTATTATGTCCCTTGATGCTGCGGCAGAAAGGCATAACCGTGCAGACTATACAGCCCTTACTACGTGGGGGGTATTTATGAATGAAGAGGAAAACTCTTACCATATAATTTTATTAAACAGTATTAAAAGGCGTATGGAGTTTCCAGAATTAAAAGAGTTATCCTTGCAGGAATATAAATATTGGGAACCAGATTCATTTATTGTGGAGAAGAAAAATTCTGGTGTGGCTTTATATCAGGAAATGCGTAGAATGGGACTACCTGTACAAGAGTATACCCCTCACAGGGGGTCAGGTGATAAGCTGGCACGGCTAAATTCTGTATCTGATATAGTATCGTCAGGTCTATGTTGGGTTCCTCAGACTAGATGGGCAGAAGAGCTTGTAGAAGAAATAGCTGGGTTTCCTTTTATGAGTAATGACGATTTGGTAGACTCTACAGTTATGGCACTCATGCGCTTTAGACAGGGCGGGTTTATTAAATTACCCAGTGACGAGCCTGAAGAGGTTTTATATTTTAAACAACGTAGGGGCGGGTTTTATTAATGGCTATTGAAAAAAGTATATTTGCTGCACCTAAAAGTATGGAAGAAGCTGCTCTTGGAGAAGAAGTGCAACAATTAGAGATTGAGATAGTTGACCCTAAAATGGTCACACTGGATGATGGCAGTGTAGAAATAACTTTAATGCCAGAAAGCAGTGTTATGGGGGGTTTTAACTCTAATATAGCAGAAGAGTTAGACAACTCAGAGCTAAGTTTTATATCTAGTGAAATACGTAGTCTTATAGAAGCAGATATAGACAGTCGCAAAGAGTGGGCAGATACCTATGCTAAAGGATTAGAAGTTGTAGGATTCAAATATGAAGAAAGAACTTCTCCTTGGGAGGGGGCTTGTGGTGTCCACTCTACTGTATTAGCCGAAGCTGCTATACGTTTTCAAGCAGAGACTATGGCAGAGACATTCCCTCCTTCTGGTCCTGTCAGAGTTAAAATTGTTGGGAAAGAGACTATAGAAAAAGTTGAGGCCGCAGAAAGAGTCAAGGCTGATATGAACTATGAACTTACTGAGGTCATGGTTGAGTATCGTCCTGAACATGAGCGCATGTTGTATAGTCTTGGGTTAGCAGGCTCTGCGTTTAAAAAAGTATATTTCGATCCAAACATAGGCAGACAAGTAGCCTTGTACATTCCGGCAGAGGATGTGATTGTTCCTTATGGGGCATCAAATATAGAGTCTGCTGAACGTGTTACCCATGTAATGCGAAAGACTAGAAATGAATTAGTCAAACTACAGTCTAATGGATTCTATCGAGATATAGAACTAAACGATCCTTCTCCCTATCACAGTGACATAGAAAAAAGAAAAGCAGAGGATGATGGTTATTCTCTTACTGAGGATGATCGTTTCACTTTATATGAAGTGCACGCAGATATGGTAATACAGGGGGTAGATGGAAATGATGACATAGCTAAACCATATGTTATTACCATATTACGTGATTCGGATGAGGTATTATCTATTCGTAGGAACTGGAATGAAGACGATACGCTTATGTTAAAGCGGCAACACTTTGTTCATTATGTTTATGTGCCTGGATTTGGCTTTTATGGGCTTGGTCTTATCCACATAATAGGGGGATACGCCCGTGCAGGAACTTCTCTTATACGACAACTTGTAGATGCTGGTACATTGTCAAATCTTCCGGGGGGTTTGAAGTCTCGTGGTTTACGAATTAAAGGTGATGATGCTCCTATAGAACCGGGCGAGTTTAAAGATGTAGATATACCATCAGGTAGCATACGTGAAAATATTATGATGCTACCTTACAAAGAACCAAGTCAAACCCTTCTTTCATTACTTAATAGAATAACAGATGAAGGCAGGAGATTAGGGGCTATTAGTGACATGAATGTGTCTGATATGTCGGCTAACGCACCAGTTGGAACTACTTTGGCATTACTGGAACGCACACTTAAACCAATGGCAGCAGTGCAGGCCCGTGTGCATTATGCCATGAAGCAAGAGTTTAAAATGATAAAAAATATCATGGCAGATTCTGTTTCAAATAATAACGATTATAACCCTTTCCGCGATGAAGTAGGTGCAAACCAACGAGATTATATGTTGGTTGATGTTATACCTGTTAGTGATCCTAATAGTTCCACTATGGCTCAACGTGTGGTGCAGTACCAAGCTGTATTACAGATGGCCCAGCAATCTCCACAAATATATAACCTACCGCAACTGCACAGACAAATGATAGAGGTACTAGGTATAAAAAATGCAGATAAGTTAGTGCCTGTAGAAGATGATCTAAAACCTGTAGATCCTGTTAGTGAGAATATGAACGCTATGATGACTAAACCCATAAAAGCATTTATAGAGCAAAACCATGATGCTCATATTGCTACCCACCAGTCATTTATAAATGATCCTATGACTATGGCAATACTAAAGCAAAATCCAAAAGGTAAATCTATCATGGCTGCTGTGCAAGCACATATAGCAGAACATTTTGCCTATGCTTACAGGTCTAAACTAGAGCAAGAGTTGGGTAGTGAATTACCACCCCCAAATACAGAGTTCCCTGAAAGGTTGTCTTCTAGCATTGCTAAACTTGTGGCACAAGCAGGAAATCAACTTGCACAGAAGAATGCTAAAACACAAGCACAGACAGCAGCTATGCAGAAAGCGCAAGATCCGATCATACAGTTACAAAAAGCTGACATGCAAATCAAGCAACAAGAAGCACAACGTAAGGCTGCTAAGGACCAAGCTGATGCACAAGCAAAGCAAGCTGAAATACAACTTAAAGCTCAGAAGAACCAGACTGATGCACAGTTAGATGCAGCCAAACTTGAGTTAGAAAAACAAGAAATGATGTTAGATGCTCAAAAAGACGGCATAAAAATGGCTGCGGATCGTAGAAGTGCTAACGCTAAAATAGATTTAGATACTGCAAAAGCAATAAGTGACAGAAATAAGGATAGATAATGGCTAAAACCGTCTTTGACGTGCTTTCAGAAAAAATTAAAGAGGATATAGATTCTACAACAAAATTTCTTGGTGGTGGGGGAGCAAAAGACTTCTCTCAATACAAAGAAACAACAGGTGTGATTCGAGGTCTAAATACCTGTTTGCGACATATTGAAGACCTTTCGCGCAACTACTTGGATGATGACAATGACTGACTTAAAAATTGTTCCTACCGACGCAGAAACTGAAGAAGAGCTTGAACAACAACTTCCCATCCCCGTGGGCTATAGACTACTTATAGCTATGCCAGAAGTTGAAGAAACTTATGGTGACTCTGGTATTTTAAAGTCCACTAAAGAAATCCACTACGATACTATTTTATCTACTATAGGTGTTGTGCTCGATATGGGCCAACAGGCCTATGCTGATAAAGATAGGTTTCCTACTGGGCCTTGGTGCAAGGTTGGAGACTATGTAATGTTTCGTATGAATACAGGCACTAGGTTTAAAGTGGGTGGTGTAGAGTATCGTCTTATGAATGATGACTCTATTGAAGCAACAGTAAACGATCCTCGTGGCGTTACACGAGTGTAAGGAGTAAATCATGGGCTTTGAAAAAGTTGAATATAATTTTCCTTTAGGTGAAGGAGAGGAGAAGGAAAAAATTGAGGTTGAGGCATTAAGAGAGGTCAAAGTAGAGAAACCTTCAAAAAAAGAACCTGAAGAAATTGAAATCGAAGTTGTTGAGGACACTCCCCAAAAAGACCTCAATGAATATGGTAAACCAATTAAAAAGTCAAAACCTCCTTCAGAAGTTACTGATGAAGAGTTAGATGAATATTCTACAAAAGTGCAAAAAAGGATTAAGCACTTTAGTAAGGTATACCATGATGAACGAAGAGAGAAAGAAAAAGCTATTCGTGAAAGGGTTGAGTTGGAAAATCTTACTAGGCAACTTGTTGAAGAAAATAAATCTTTAAAAGATACCAATAGCAAAAGTAAAAATGCTCTTTTGGAGCAGGCAAAAAGAACTGCGGCAGGAGAGGCTTTACTTGCAAAACGTGCTTATAAACAAGCATATGATGCTGGCGATGCAGAAAAGTTAGTTGAAGCGCAAGAAAAACTAACTGCTGCTAAGATTAAAGTAGATAAGCTAGATAACTATAAACCAACAAAACCTTTACAGGAAAAACAAAATCAGGTACAAATACCACCTGAACCTACTGAATCATTTGTAGATCACCGTGCTCAAGAGTGGGCACGAAAGAATACTTGGTTTGGACCAAATGGAAACCCTGAAATGACAGGGTATGCCAAAGGGTTACATGACAAATTAGTAAATATTGACAGGGTAAGTCCTGCAAGTGATGAATACTACGAGACTATAGATTCTCGTATGCGACAGTTATTTCCAGATCAATTTGACGAGGAAGAAACTAAACCTAAACGACAGTCAAATGTCGTTGCACCCGCTACACGCAGCACGTCTCCTAGAAAGGTGACGTTAAATAAAACACAAATAGCTCTTGCTAAAAGACTAGGAGTGCCACTGGAAGAATACGCCCGACAACAGGCTGCACTTAATATGAGGAAAGACTAATGGCTGAGAACAAGTTGACTACAAAATACAAAGAAGATCGGACAAAACGAGATCACAGCACTAGGGAAACCACGCAACGAAAGAAAGCATGGACAAGACCTGAAATGCTAGTTACGCCCGATCCAGAACCCGGGTATGAATTTCATTGGGTTCGTATTAGCACTCAAGGACAGCTTGATCCTACCAATGTCTCTTCTAAACTACGCGAGGGATGGGTGCCTGTAAAAGCAGAAGATTATCCACAATTTATACAAATGCACGCTGAAGTAGAACGCTTCAAAGACAATGTTGTGCAGGGTGGACTGTTGCTTTGTAAGGCTCCGGCTGAACTTGTTCAAGAACGTAACGCTTATTATCTGGGTCAAGCTAAATCTCAAATGAGTTCAGTTGATAATAATCTCATGCGCGAAAATGATCCACGTATGCCTCTTTTTCACGAGAGGAAGACTAAGGTTACCTTTGGAACAGGTAATTAAACAATTTTTAAGAGGACGCTATAATGGCTTATCCAACGATAGATGCCCCTTACGGGTTAAAGCCTGTCAAGTTGT